ATGGGTGGAGCCCCCGGCGACGTCCGAGTCCGAGACATAGCGTACAGCCCGCTGCCATCGCAAAAGAGATTTCATGAGTCGGCGGCCAGATTCAAGGGATTTTCGGGTCCGATCGGATCGGGGAAAAGTCAGGCGCTATGTCACGAAGCCATCCGGCTGACTTACTTGAATCCCGGAAGGCTGGGACTAATTGGCGCCCCGACTTATCCGATGTTACGGGATGCGACGCTGGCGAGTTTCGGCGACATACTGCACGCGAACCGGATTCCGTACGAGTACAGCAAAGCAGAGAATCTGCTGACCATGCGAGATACGGGATCGCGGGTGCTTTTTCGTTCGCTGGACGAATTCGAGCGTTTGAGAGGGACTAACCTGGCATGGTTTGGTATCGACGAGTTGACATACACGGCCGAAGAAGCGTGGTTGCGGTTGGAGGGCCGGTTACGCGACCCATCGGCGGGACACCTTTCCGGTTTCGCGGTGTGGACCCCCAAAGGCTACGACTGGGTGTTCCATCGTTTTATCAAGCAACCGGTGGAGGGGTACGAGGCGATCATCGCCACGCCCTTTGAGAACCGCCATCTGCTGGACAAGGTGCCGGATTTTTATGAACGGCTGAAGCGCAGCTACGACGAGCAGTTTTTCGGGCAGGAGGTGCTGGGCGAGTATCTCAGCATGAACGTGGGCCTGGTCTATCACGCGTTTGACCGCAAGGTGAACGTGCGCGAGGTTGGGCTGAATCCGCTGGCGCCGTTGCTTTGGGCGCTGGATTTCAACGTCGACCCGATGAGCTCGGTGATCGCGGAGAGAAATGGCGAAGGTATTGGGGTAATCGACGAAATAGTGCTGCGGGGCGCCACTACGGAGGATGCTTGTGAGGAATTTCAATCGCGGTATCCGAGTCACGTGGCGGGAGTGGTCATCTTCGGAGACGCTTCCGGAAGCGCCAGGCGAACCACGGGAATGAGCGATTACACGATCGTGAAGGAGTTTCTGCGGCGGCAGGGTTATCGTAACGCGCAATTTCGGATTCCAGTGAGCAATCCGAGTGTGCGGGAGAGGGTAACGCTGGTTAATGCGCAACTTGCGGCTGAGGACGGGGAAGCGCGATTGTTCGTTCATCCGAAGTGCAGGGAACTGATTCAGGATTTCGAAGAAGTGACATTCAAGAAGGAGAGTTCGGTGATCGATAAGGATCGCGATTCAAAGCGGACTCACCTTTCGGATGCGCTCGGATACCTGGTTTGGCAGGAGTGCAGGAAGCAGCCGCCGTTTGGCGAGCAGAGATACCGGTTGTTATGACAGTCCCCGGGAACAGAGCGGCGATGGACAAAGGCGTCATTGAGATTCTTCGGGAACATCCTGAATTCCGTATCAGAAAGCCGGCGTGGCGGATGTATCGCGATCTGTACGCCGGCGGCGAGCAGATGAAGGCGAATGGCAGCGAGTATCTGGTCCGGAGGAGCAAGGAACCGACGGAAGTGTACGCCGAGAGGCTGAGCCGCGTGTTCTACGAGAATTACGCGGGATCGATCATCGACTGGTACACGGCCACTCTGTTTCGCAGAGAGCCCGTGCTGACGTTTGAGGGGAAGAACGAGGCTGCCCGAAAGTTTTACTCCGGTTTTATTGGCGACTGCGACTTGAAAGGGACGCACTTCTCCGAATTCTTCCGGAGTTGCGTTATCGAGGCATTGGTGTTTGGACGGAGCCATGTTCTGATCGATTTTCCGAAAGCTGTGAAGAACTCGGGTACGAGAGCGGAGGAGGACGCGACGGGCGCCTCCCGAGCGTATCTGTTGCACTACACGCCGGAAGAGCTAATCAACTGGAGCTATGACGAGCACGGTAACTATGACTGGCTGGTGTTGCGGACCGGGGGGTTAAGAAAGCAGAATGCGGAAGATCCCGTCTGGATGTACGAGACTCGCTGGGCGTATTACGACAAGGAAACATACCGGATCTACAGCGAGCGGAGGCCGGTGCAGGGTTTTCCTTCCTGGTCGTGGTCTGACGATGGAGGGAAACAGGCCGAACTAATCGACGCAGGTGCGCACAGTCTGGCGAGGTTGCGACGAGTGCCGGTGGTTGATCTCGTGGTGCCCGAGGGGCTTTGGCTGATGAACAAGGCCGCGCTACTGCAGTTAGAGCACTTCAATAAGTCGAATGCACTGTCGTGGGCGCTGACCATGGGTCTGTTCTCGATGCCGGTGATCTACTCGGACAGGGATTGGAATGAGTTACTCGGCGAATCGTACTACCTTCAACTCGGGAAAGACGACAAATTCGGCTGGACGGAACCACAGGGCAACGTTTTCCAAATTGCCGCCGATAACCTGACACGCCTTCAACAGGAGATTTACAGGGTCTGTTACACATCGCAGGCGGGCGGAAGCCTTGGAGGCACGAGCGCGCAGTCGGGACTTAGCAAGCAGCGGGATTTCGCAATCACTCAGGAGGTCCTGCGCGCTTACGGCGATGCCGCCAAAGAGGCGATGAAGCGCGTGCTTGCCGCGGTGAATCAGGCACGCCAGGACGAGCTGTTTATCGACGTATCGGGAATGGACGAGTTCGATATCGGCGACTTCAGCACGGAGCTGACCGATGCGCGCGAGTTACTGGCACTTGGAATCGACTCGCCAACGCTGCGGAGGCAGGTGTTCAAGCGTCTGGCTTTGAAGTATCTGTGCGACAGCCGGCAGGACATCAAGGACCAGATTGCACGGGAGATTGAGGACGGACCAGACGGGAGCGCGGCCGCCGGTTGAAGAGCCGGGCACCGCCGTGGCATCGCGAACTTGAGGAGCATGCATGAACGAGGCAGAACCGAAGGGAGAGAGCACCGCGCAGGAGCCGAAGGACGACCTTCGCGGCATCATTCGGGGTGCGATCGAGGAGTTTCTCCGCGCGGAGCAAACGCGTACGGAGCCGGCTTACAAGACCGAGCTGATTGAAGAGCGACAGCGGCGAGAGCAACTGGAGAGGCGAGTCAATGAGCTGGCAACAGAGAACGAGCGGAGCCGCGCGGCAGCAGAGCGAGCCGAGAGAGAATCAATCCTTCGCGCCGAATTGCAGCGCCTCGGCGTCAGCAAAGTGGATCTGGCCTTCAAGGCCGTAAAGGACGACGTGCAACGGGCCCCCGACGGCAAACTTGTGGCCCGAGGCGGCAACGGAGAGATGACTCTTCGCGATTATCTTGCCCAATTCGTCAGCGAGAATCCGGAACTGCTGCCGGCGCGAATTTCGGGCGGATCGGGGATGGAGCCGATGCCGCGGCCGCCAACGACAAGCGGCGGTATCGACCTGGAGAGAATTCGTCCGGGGATGAACCCGGAGGAGTTAGAGCGGGCACGGCAGGAAGTGGCGCGTCTCGCTTCACAGACCCTGAAGGGGTTGTAAACGGACTCAGCCGAGTCCCATAAGGAAGGGAGAAGAAAGAATGTCAACAAGTCCGACAGTAATTACAACCACTAACGTTGCGAGCGCAATCGTGAAGCTGGTTGCAGTAGACGCGCTGCCCGCGCTGATGGGTAACCTGGTGATGGGCAATCTGGTGAACCGGGATTACGAGCCGGCTCTGGCTCAAACCGGCGACACTATCAACGTTCCGATTCCACCGACATTGGTGGCCAACAACATCGCCGAGGGTGGCACGGTTCAACCGCAGAACCCGAATCTGGGCAATGCGCAGATCGTGTTAAACACCCACGCGGAGGCGACTTTCCAGATTCCCGATGTCACCAAAGTGCTGGCGGTTCCCGATCTGCTTCAGTTGTACATGCAACCCGCGGTAATCGCGCTGGCCCAGCGGATTGAATCCGACTTACTCAATCTGGCGCCGCAGTTCACGGCGAATTCGCCGGTGGGAACGGGGGGGACCGCCATAACGGAGGAAGCGGTGGATGCGGCTGAATCCGAGATGTTTCTGGCAAAGGTGCCCTCCAGCGCAACGAAATACCTGGTGGTGGACTCGATTGCTTATTCGGCGTTGCGGCAGATTCCGCGATTCAGCGAATTCAGCACCGCTGGCGAGGCGGGCTTACGAGCTCTGATCGATGGAGCGGTCGGCAAGATGAAAGACTTCTTCATTCTTCGTTCGCAGTTCGTCCCGAAGAGCGGCAGCGCGCCGGTGGTTACAGACAATCTGGCATTTACCAAGGATGCGATCGGTCTGGTGATTCGGCGATTACCGAAGCCGCTCCCTGGCACCGGAGCTGTGGCCGAATATGCGGAGATGGGTAACTTCGGTTTACGAGTTGTAATGAGTTACCAGCCGAGCACACTTACTCAGCAATTTACCGTGGATGTTCTGTACGGATGCGGAGTTTTGCGGAACACGTGCGGCGTGCAGGTGTATTCGTAACGACAGTCCGGCCAACGGGCAGGGGGGATCGAAAGGATCTCCTCTCCCCAAGATCAGGAGCGCAACGGTGGATTTAAGAGCATTTTTCCAAAAGATCCGGCAGGTGGAGAAAGAGATTACAGGCACTCACGCAATCCTGGTGAGCAACGAGACGTCTGACGGCGGCCGGCCCGGACAAATCAGCGAGGTGGCTAGAGGCGTGGCGGCGCGCATGATTGTGGAAGGCAGAGCGAGACTGGCAACGCCGGATGAGCGCACGCAATATCAAACGGAAATGATGCAAGGGGTGGAGGCGGCCAAGCGGCGCGAGCTCGTAGGCCGGGCGCAGGTTCGACTTCTTTCCGACAGCGATATCGAAGCGCTTCGCAGTGCGCTGAAGCCGGCAAAGGCCTCCTGAAGGCAAGCGATGGCACTTTTCAATGACGGCCCCATCAACGGCACGCAAGATCTGGCGCTGTACGATAGCTCTCTGCTGGAAACGGCGACAGCGGAGTGCATCGACGTGGACGCGAAGATTGCGAACGCTCAGGACGCGATGCAAACCGAGATCGTGATGTTCTTGTTGGATAGCCGGTCCATCGATCCGGTGTTTGGTGACGTGCTGAGTTTGCGCCGGCGAACGTTAGGTTTGACCGATGTCGTGGTGACCCCGGAATTGAAGCGATGGCACGCATTCCAAACGCTTCGCGATGTGTATCAGGACGCCAACGGGCACCAGTCCAACGATCGATATCAGTGGAAGTGGCAAGAATACGGGACTGCTGCCCGAACTGCCAGGGCCAGATGCCTGGATATCGGAATTGGGCTGACAGCCGATCCGATACCTCGTGCGCAGGCTCCCCTAGTTACGACTGTGGTTGGCGCCGGTGCCCCGGTGACTTTCTATTTCGCGGCGGCATTGATCAATGCGGAAGGCCAGGAGGGATTGGCGAGCGAGTTGGTCACTGTCAACGTGGCCGCGGCGATGCAGGCGCAGGTAAGTTTGAGCAACCCACCGAGTAACGCGCACGGTTGGAACGTTTACGCGGGAAATGGGCCGGAAGTATTAATGCGGCAGAACAGTGAGGCAATAGCGGTTTCCGCCTCGTGGACACAGCCTGACGCGCTAAGTGCAGGAAGCGCGCCGGGAAATGGCCAACCACCGAGTTTTTATGCGGTGCAGAACCGAGTGATTCGGAGGGGATAGCGTGGCGCTGGCGAGCACCTTGGTTGTCCAGAAGACGGTGGCTTTGTTGAGCGGCGATGCCGGACTCTCGTCAACCGCTCAGGAGATCGCGCTAATGTCGGGCATAACGTTGCCGACGATTACATCGCAGCAGATAGTCGCCCAGAACGTCTCTGCCGAGATTGTAGAACAGAGCAGCAGTCCGAAGTACCCGCTGTTTCAGGTTTATTGCGAGCGACTTACTAACTCGCATCAGGAACGATTCCGGGTGTTTTCCGGCGAAGTGGGAATTATCGTGGAGGCACGCGTTTCGCAAGACCGGCTGGACGGATTGGAAGGCCAGTTACATGGTTGCGTAGATGCAGTTACGCAGGCGCTGGATGAAAACGGCGGCGATTGGGGCGACGGTGTCTTTTACTCAGGCGGTTACAGCGTGAGTTACAACCAGGTCAAACACGGCGGCCGCAACTATCTACAGGCCGCTAAGGTCAGTTTCACAGTGGCATTGAGCAGATAAGACACAAGGATCAGGAATGTCATCGTATGTTTCTTCGAGCGAGAACCGGTGCTACGTGGCTCTTGAGAGTAGCTACGGCGTTGCGGCGGCGGTGACCAGTGCAAACCGAATACCGCCGGTGAGCCTGACGGCGACGCAGAAGACCGCGACGGGCCAGCGAAGAGACAAGACTGGATCGCGCACTTTTGCGGGCAATCCACCGAATCTGCGGCGTACGACGCAGTTTAACCTAACGACTTATCTAAGCGCTTGGGCAGATCAGACGCAACCGCCGGTGCACGGTGCGCTGTTTCAGGCAGCTCTGGGCGGAGCGCCACAATTAACCGAAGGCACCGCATTATCCTCGGCGTCGGGGACGACGTTGGCATTCTCGGGACCGCATGGGCTGCTTGCGGGGCAGGGAGTTGCTTATGGCGGCGAGATACGGTTCGTCACCAGCGTGGTGGATGCGGACACGGTTCAACTCAATGCGCCATTCTCGAGCGCGGTGGGAACGGGCGCCACGACAACGCCGACCACCACATACTCGCCAGCCAGCGAACTTGACAGCGCTACTATCTACGATTACTGGAGCCCGGCAACCGCCGTACATCGGATTGTCGCCGGCGCCGCGGTGAATCAGGCCCGTATTGTCGGGAACGGCGATTATCAACAGTTCGAGTTCTCGGGAGTGGCTGCCGATCTTATCGACAGCGCCAGTTTTCAATCGACACAGGGAGGGCTGAGCGCGTTCCCCGCTGAGCCGACTGCGGCGACGGGACAGTTTACGGTTGTTCCAGGGTATCTCGGACAGGCTTGGATTGGGGCAGCTCCGCTGCAGTTCTTCACGTTGACGTCGGCACAGGTCACGCTCAACAACGGACTGGATTTGCGGAACCGCGAATTCGGATCGGATCTGGCGCGCGCGATCTCGCCAGGATTGCGGGAAGTAACCATTGATTTTAGTGTTTTTCAGATGGACGATGAACAAACGCAGGGCTTGTATGAGGCAGCCCGGCAATGGTCGCCGACGAGCGTAATGCTGCAATTGGGGGAACAGCAGGGGCAGCTTCTGGGCATCTATTTGAAGAGCGTGTCGCTGGTGGTGCCGAGCTTCGACGATTCGCAGAATCGGGTGCAGTTGAAGTTTCAAAGCAACCAGGCGCAAGGCCTGGTGAATGACGAGGTGTTCGTTGCATTCGGGTAACGTGACCCACTATGAGAGTGTTGTGCGCAAGGAATCCGCTCGCTACTGCGGTGTTAGTTACTCGATTAACAGGATGTCCTTTGGACGACGGAGTGAGCTGCTGCGGCACATCCGCGAGATCGGGCGTAAGACTGAGTATCTGGAAGCAGGGCAGAGCGCCGGAGACAAGATCGAAGCGAGTCTCACTGGAAGCGAGATCGACGCCATGTACCTGTGCTGGGGACTGAGAGAAATATCGGGGTTGATAATCGACGGGGAGACCGCTACGCACGAGCTTCTGTTGGAGCGAGGGCCGGAGGATCTTGTACGCGAGATTCTGACTTCGATCCGATCCGAGTGCGGCCTGAATCCGGAAGAATCAAAAAACTGACTGTCGCCTTCCACTTTCAATTTACGAACCAGGCCGCATGGAAGTGCGACGCGTGCAGAAAGAGCGGTCTGGAACGAAGACGCAATTGTGCGTGGGCTTACGAGAACGAGTCCGGTGATGGGCGCATCGTGTGGGGCCGGAGGCAGGTGGGGGTGACGAGGTGTCCGAAGTCGATTATCACGGCCGAGAGCAAGTATCTGGTCGATGAATTCAACGTGTGGAAGCGATGCTCCGGCGGGTCACTACACGATCTTCCGGCGCGTGTGGTTGATGCGATCATCCTGCTGGAGTGCGAATTCCAGGCGGAGATGAAGAGTGCGAGTCAGGAGGCGAATGCCCAGTCAATCAGACGGTGAGCAGCAGTTACAAGCCGCGGCCACACAGGCGATGAGCGGGGCACCGTGGCAAAGTTCGAGCGATAGCTCCACGACGGAAAGCCTGACGCAGGCGCTGGTGCAGGCGTTGCAGGACACGACGAGCAGTGTGAACAATCTGACGACCTTCGAACAGACTCAGACATCGAGCGCGGCTCAAAGCGTGGAGACGGTACTGTCGGGAGTTTCGGGTGGGCAAAGCTTGCTGAGCAGCGTTACTTCAGGCGCGGGTGGGCTGGCAGGAGATCTTCTATCCGGAGGCGGGCTGCTTTCGCCGCTCATTAGCGGGATCGAGAGCCTCTTTGGCGGAAGCTCGAATACACCAGCGTCACTGGAGACATTCACGATGCCACCATCGCTGAATGTGGACGCGACCGGCGGCATGTCGACCGGAGGCCAGCTTGCGGGAAGCGACTATGGCAGCAACGGTCTTCCCAGGGCGCAGACGACATCCCAGACTGCTACCGGCGTTACGGTGCAGGTGAATGCGATGGACAGCCGATCGTTCCTTGACCGAAGCAGCGACATTGCGACGGCCGTTCGGCAGGCAATCCTGAACTCGCATTCGATTAACGACGTGTTGTCGGAGTTGTAACTATGGCGAGCTTTCCGCTGCTGAAAACCGGGGTCGAGGCACAGTATCCACTCGTAACTCAGACGCAGTTCGTGACGGACGTCGTGCAATTCCTCGACGGGACGGAGCAGCGATTCCCCCGGTATGCGGGGCCATTGATCAAGTGGACCGTGAGTTTGAACCTGCTGGACGAAGGGGAGAGCAACACGACGTTGCTTTTCTTTCGCACGCAGCGGGGCATCAACGGGACCTTCAGCTTCACGGATCCGGTAAGCGGGACCGTGTACGATAACTGCTCCTTCGTTGCGGATTCGATTCAGACGTCAATCGACGCGAACGGGCGCTCCACAACAACAGTGGCCATACAGCAGAACGTCAACTAATGGCGCTAATCTTTCCTCAGTTGCAAAGCGGAGCGGTTGCGCAGTTGCCGCTTGCACGACTGGAAAGTTATCGGACGCTACGGAACGCATTATCGGACGGCAGCGTGATCCAGATATCCGACACGGGCTTTGAAGAGGTTGGGTGGACGCTGAAGTACTCGGAACTTAATGCCGACGAAGTTCAGGCGCTGCAGAGCCTCTTTCAGAGCGCGGCGGGACGGCTTAACACATTCACGTTTGTGGACCCCAGCGCGAACCTGCTGAGTTGGAGCGACGACCTGACACAAGCGGTGTGGACGGCAGACCCTGAGTTAGCACTCACCTCAGTTGGCGATGCGTTTGGAGGTACGGCGGGAACGCAGATAGCGAATGGCTCGGCAGCCGTGCAGTCGATATCGCAGACGACCAACGCTCCGGGAGCGCTGCAGTACTGCTTCAGTGCATATCTGCGGACCGACATGAGCGCGGCCGAAGTCACTTTTGAAATTGGCGGGACGGCGGTACTTACAGCCGCAGTAACTGGAACATGGCAAAGACGGCAGGCTGTCGCGACAGGAGGGACCGGCACGCAAGTGGTGTTTGGGCTCGCGCTCGCACCCGGAGTCACCGTTCAGGTGTGCGGACTACAGGTGGAAGCGCAACCGGCGGTCGGTGTCTATAAGAGCACGACAGCCACGAGCAGCGTGTTCACGAGCAGCAGGTTCGATCAGGACTCGATGAATGTCACGGCTACCGATGCGGGATTATTCGGCTGTAGCGTGCGGATTGTAAGTCAGTTGTAAGTAGCCGCCAAATCTCCGTCTGACCAGTCCCAAGTAAGAGAGAACAAATGGCTAGTGGCAGTGTCTACCAACTGAAGGAAGAGGAGACGCCGGGCACTCCGCTTTTCCTGTTCGACTGCACGCTGGGCGACGGGAGCGTGCAGAGCCTGAGCACACATGCGGTTTCCTGGAGCGGGAACAGTTACCAGGCACGAGTACTCGACCACAACGCGTTCGAATTTCAGAACGGCACTAACGACACGGTGGGAAGCACAGCGAGTCTGCGCGTGCTGCTTGCCGACGCCGATGCTTTGATGACGCAGGTAGATCAGACGGTTGGGTGGAAGGGCACCGAGGTGGTGGTGACCTTCCTGTTCTTCGATCTGGCTGCGTCGGCCGCGGCATCGGACAGCATCGTTGTCTTTCGTGGGATTGCCGATCCGGTGAACCAGGCGACCGAGACAACGCTGCAACTCAGTTTTGTGAACCGGCTGAACCTGCAACGGTCCTACCTGCCGGCGGTGCGGATACAACGCTTGTGCCCGTGGGCCTTCCCCGGAACTTCGGCGCAGATGCAGGAAGCAGCAAGCGGCGGCACCGCGGGCGCGTGGTCGCCCTTCTATGAGTGCGGGTATTCGGCAGGACTGACGGGCGGTGCGGGAAACATGAATGGTTCCGTCCCGTTCACGACCTGCGCATTGAGCCGAAGCGATTGCCAACTGCGCGGCATGTTCGATGAGGATAGCTCGGGCAACGTGACCAGCCGGTTCGGCGGGATCGAGTTCGTTCCCGCGCAAATCCTGGTGCGAAGTTACGGCGAACGCGGCCGCCACCTTTCGCCCGCTCTCGACAATCTTGTGGTTTATAACGACTGCGTACCGCTGGTGTACGGAACCGGTTGGTATCAGCCGCCGATTGTGTTTGCGCGAAACGACGGCAATCTCACCCGCATGGAGGTGCTGCTCGGCTCCGGCATCATCGATGGTGTGGATACGGTAGTCGTGAACGACGTTGAGATTCCGGCGGGACAACCCAACACGAACATGACCGGCACGGGTTGGTACAACGTGGTGAGCACGGGTACGCGCAACGGCGCCTTCGATTTGGATTTCGTGGATAACTCCGGGAATCCGCTGGGCGATCCATACGGAAGCATGGCGTACCTGTCGGTGGTGGTCCCCAATCAGATCAGCGATGGGACGGCTTTGCCGGAGATCGATGTCCTGATTCGCGGGTTACATCTGGCTACCTATGACACGACCGGCGCACCGGTAAGCACGGTATTTACTAATAATCCCGCGTGGGTGCTGCTGGACATACTACAACGCGCGGGCTGGGACGCGAGCGATCTCAACATCCCCTCATTTGCACAAGCCGCGCAAGTGTGCGACGTGCTGATTCCGGCGACCGATCTGAACGGCAACCCGATGACGGTGGCTCGGTTTCAGTGCAATCTAATTATCACGTGGCGGCGCAGCGTGGGTGACCTGGTTCGAGGCATTGGAAACAATGCGGGCATTTTGCTGACGATGGGAGACAACGGCCTGCTGCAGGCGGTGATGCAGAATACGATTACGAACCAGCAAGCGACAAAGCCGCCCGGAAGCAATTCGACCGAGACACTCGATGATGGGTGGCCAGCGTATGAATTCGGGGACACCGTGTTTTCGGGGATTGCGCGGCGGTCGGATGGCAGCAGCAGCCTGACGGTATCATCTTTGTCGTTGGCGGATACACCAAACCGATTCACCGTCGAGTTTCAGGACATGTTGAACGAGTACCAACAGGACAGCTTGTCCGTATCGGACTTGGACGACGTCCTGCTGACGGGTCAGGAAATTACAGTAACATTGCAGGCGCTTGGTATTCCCAACTTCAGCCAGGCTGCGCGCGTACTTACACGAGACCTCAACAAAGCGGTGAACGGGAACACTTACGTCCAGTTTCAGACGAGCGCGCGGGGCGCGGGTCTGAAGCCGGGGGACATCATCAGTCTCACTTACGCGAGGGAAGACTGGACGCGGCAACCATTTCGGATCACCTCGATTGCTCCTGGAGTCAACTTTCGGACGGCGGTGATCTCAGCGCAGATCCACGACGACGCCTGGTACAGCGATACTCCAACAGTGACGCAGCCAGCGGGGCGTAGGCAGGGATCGGCCGGTACCGGGCTGCCCAATCCACTGGCCGGAACTGTAATCAACTCCGATGGAAGTACCGATTTCGGAGTAACTGAACTGCAGCAGGCGTTGAGCGATGGCACGGTATCGACACTGCTGACAGTCTCATTTGCAGCTCCCAGCAAGCCGACCGGATCGGCGGCGGCGATACCATTGGTGAGTCTTTCCGCTCTGGTGGAAACAACAGCGGGGACGCTGCCTGGCGGCGCGACCTACTATTATGCTGTCAGCGGTGTTGACGCCAACGGAGGCGAATCGGTACTGTCTTTTGTGGTGACGGCGACGATACCGGCCGGGACCAACACGAACACAGTTACATTGCAGGGCCTGAGTTTTTCGTCACTAACTTCGAGCTGCAATGTGTACCGGGGAGTAACTTCGGTGACGCTGCGTCAGATTGCGACGGGAGCAGCTCTGAGCACCACCTTCAGCGACCCGGGGCTGGCTGGTACGACAACGCCTCCGCCGGACCAGAACTACGATCATGCCGATTTCTATTGGCGAATGGAGACGCAGCCAGCGATAGAGGGCGATCAGTTCTCGGCGACGACGATCGGGAATTCGACACTCGAGATGCCGGTCAACGAGTATGCGGGCCTAGTGGTGCGTATCACAACGGGTACAGGCACCGGGCAGGAGCAAATCATCGCGTCCAACACGGCGCGGTTGATTACCATTGCCACGCCGTGGACGGTGGTCCCGGATGCGACAAGCCAGTTTGCGGTGTCGCAGGCAGGATGGTCGCTGGGAGGGACGACCACCTCGAATCAGATCACGTTCGAAGTTCCGACCGAGCCCGGGAGCACGGTGCAGATTTGCGGACGTTCGGCGAACGCGTACAACGAAGAATGCAGCTATCAGGATTCGCCGGTGACGCGGTGGCAACTGGGGCTGGGTTCGGGCAGCCTGACGGATTCCGACGTTCCACCCGCGCCTGTGTATGGACTGACGGCGACGGGGCATGGCGGTATGGAGGTATCGGGGATCGGGTTCGCGACGCTGACGGACACGACGACGATCACGTCGGGCTCCCTGACACTCTATTACTGGAACGAGCTGAATGGGGCCGCAGCGAGTCAACTGGCGGCGGCGTTGGATGCGACATCCGGCACTTGCACCCCTGCCGCAGGCGGAACATTCAATCTTGACGATGTTCTGCAGATTGACGCTGAGATCTTGTTGGTGTCGCAGGCACCCGCGAGCGACGGGACGCTGACGATCGCGCGGGGAGTGCTGAACTCCACGGCCGGCACGCACACTAGTGGGACGGCGATTTACACACTGACCCGGCGCACTTACGTGATGCCGTTTCCACAAGGCTTCTTTGGCAGCCCTTCCAGCGGAACCTATGCGTACGGCGTGGACCTGGCCGACGCACGGATTGCCGGGGCCGAACTGTTCATGACGAACAAAATCGGGAACGGCCCGGTGCAGAGCGCGTGCTACACGAACACGACGGACGAGGGCTTGAGAACGCTGTCCGGCGGGCAGTTCTGCTTCCAGGTGGCGGGCGTGGTGGCGGTGCAAAACGACGCGGCTCCGAAGGTGACGGTAGACACGGCGCGATCGATTGGCGAAGTGCTGGCGACGGTTAATGTGGCTCCGTCGGGTGGAGATCTGGTGGTGGCCGTTACGCAGAACGAAACCGTGCTGTGCCAGGTGACGATTCCGAATGGGTCGACAGTATCGAACACTGTGGACGGGTTTGGGCTTCCCGTGCTGACGGCCGGCGCGACCTTGAATATTAATATCGTCTCGGTGGCGAGCGGAACAGATTCCATGCCTGGGCAGGATCTGACAATAACCGTGACAGTGTAG